TCAAAAACACAAATTGCCAAAAGATGCTCAACTTTCTGTTGCAGAAGATATTTTCATAGAAAAAACAGTACCAAATAGAACTGCTCAATTGGCTTTGATTAACCATACGAAATTGAAAATAAAAATTCCTGGAAACTCTTTGTTATCTGCTGGTGATACAATCAATTTTAATTTATTATCGTATATTGGTGGAGAAAACAGAAAACTGGATAAATTGTATTCAGGTAAATATCTGGTGACTGCTATCAGACACAATATAACAGGTGATGGCAAATATCTATGCCTTGTTGAAATATCAAAAGAAAGTACACCAGTTCAGGCTTAATGACTATATATTATTTTAGGATAGAAAAATGCAGAATTTTTTAGGTAAAGACAATTTTATTTGGTGGGTTGGTGTGATTGTAAACACATTTGATCCATTAGGACTTGGTCGTTGTCAAGTGAGAATATTTGGTTGGCATGATGATGGGTCTCCCGAAGCGTTGCTTAAGATACCAGTAACAGATTTACCATGGGCTTTACCATTAGTACCTATAAATGGCACCAAAAGTTTTTCAGCACCTGAATTAGACGATTGGGTTGTAGGTTTTTTCATGGACGGAATGTCAGGTCAATTTCCTATAATGATGGGAATGTTACCTGGTTACAGAGCATCAAATCCATTTATTAAATCTTACAAATAATAGGAATAAAAATGATACCAACGACAACAACAACTGGTGCAGAGGTAGTTTCGAGCGTAGTTTCAGCTCCAGTAACCTCTCAAACTACTATTACTGGTACGAATTTGGGGTCACCATCTACTACAACTACTACTACAACACCATTATTGTCACCATCCGAATCAATCGCTAATGCAATTGCAGGAGGCCAAGCAAGTCAAGGTCTTGCAAATGCATCAGTAAATGGTTATGGACAAACTCAAGCAAACATTTATGGTAGTCCAACAGCAGCAACTCAATCAGCAGCACAAACATTTATAGATGAAACCAATAGAAACATATTAACAGCAGTAAATCTTCCAAAAAGTGTAGTTAGAGATGGAAAAGTTGTACCAGTAATTGATCCAAATTCCACTTTTTATACATTTAGAATTGGTGTTCAGTCAACTTCTGCTTTATCCAGAGGTTATGTGAATGGTTCTATCATAGATTTGTTGAATGGTAATTTAGACCACGTTTGTGACTTTAAATTCATTTTTCCCGACTTTAATTCAATTCTGGCACAAGTAGGTTTGGTGAATCCAGTAACTGCTATAAGAGATGCAATAAAAAATGCAAAATTAAAAGCCACTAATACATTAAGAAAACTTATACAGGAAGCTGTTACAGCAATAAGAACTGCATTAAATGCCACTATTACTGTTTTGGGTTTGGATGCGACCGGAATATTTTCTTTCAATATTTCTGCATTAAAAGCAATTGCGGCACAAATTAATTCAGCAGTAAAAAGAGTTGATGCTGCAGTTGAAGCTGTTTTGGAATATGTATTTCTTGCTCAACAGATTATACAATTAATCAATTGGATCAAAACTCTACCAGCAAAATTACAACAACTATTACAAAATTGTTTGAATCAATTTGGCGCTTCAATAACACAAGTTGCAAATCAAATTAAATCTATACCAGACCAAATTTCTAGTTTGACAACTTCTCAACTTACCAATATCGCCAATCAATTTACACAAGCTGGTCAATTAGCATTGGATGCAGCAAATGTCAATTTTAATGATAATACTATGCCAGATGCTGTAGTTCAAGCTTTTAATCAACCCGATACTGTTGCAGAAGCTTTAGTTTATCACACCGAAGAACAAAAATCAATTATTGAGAAATATAGCGAAGCAAATTATCCAATCGCAGTCTATAAAGAAAGTCCTTAAAGGAAACATATAATGTCACACGAACAATATAAACCAGAATTTGTAATTGCATGGACTGAACCAGAATCTTCAGCAAATGCAAATACTCAACCAGTTTATCCATATAATAATATTACCGCAACGAGAGCCGGACATTCATTTGAGATGGATGACACTCCGACAAGAGAACGTATACGCCTTCAACACGGAAAAGGAACATTTATTGAAATGCATCCTACAGGTGAATATGTACATAAAATCGTTGGTAATGGTTACTCAATAACTTTAGGTGACCACAATATTAAGATTGGTGTTGATGATGGAAACCTTGCTAAAAAATTAAATATCGTTGTTTATGGTGATTGTTTTATGAATATCAAAGGTGATAAAATTGAACAAATTGATGGTAATTTTGAACAACATATCAAAGGACATTATACACAAACAGTAGAAAAAACATCTACAGTAACTTCTTTTGGTGATATGACAATTAATGGTGGTTCATCTTTAAATGGAAGTTTGGAAATTAATTCATCAAGTTCTGTAATGTTGAATGGAGACTTAGTGGTGCATGGAGAAGCTATGTGTAAAAAACTTATTGCTTTGACCCGTGTAGATGCTGGTACTGGAATGAGTATTGGTGCTTCGGGACTACAACAATTAGCATCAATCGTAGGTTTGCCAGGAGGAAATGCAGGGTTAGTTGTACATGGTACTGGTGGTATTGGTGTTGGATTACCAGCAGCAATTCCTGGTTCTATTACGTGTGTTGGTCCTATTACTTCATATACAACAATGTCGGCACCTATTTCTTCATCAATAGTGTCAGGATCAATTCTAAAAAGTGATATTGTCAACTCTATGATAAGAAAAATCAGTAATCTGGTTGCTGGTCCATATTCTGTACAACCAAAACCACCTGAAGTTAGAACTTAATTGAAAAAGGAAATTTAAATTATGACTAGCGTATATCAAAGATTAGGATTTAATTCATCAAATCCGATAGCAAATGTAACAGTACAACCACTCAGTGCCAATCTTTTGACACAAATGTCATATGTACCTACATGGATGAATGAATGGCAAACAAAAGATGTTGCAGAAGCTAATACTTCTGGATATTTTCAGAATCCAATGGCAACTACACTATCAAATGTAAATATTGTTGCAAATACGATGATGAAGATGACTTCCAACAATCTAAGTATATCTGGAAGTACTGGAACCATTACATCATTGTTGGCCAACACGATGACTAATGCAATTTCTATCGGATATTCCAATACACAATTATCCATCACCTCAGAATATGATAATTGCATATACATTACCAATCGTTTGTCAAATGTGGTAGAAATGAATGGTGACCTGACTGTTCCACATTATCAATTGGCAACTGGTTATGGCACTCTTTTAACTTATATTACAAATCAAACAGACGGAATACAGAATAATTCACCAATGATTGGTTGTTTTACGAGTTTATATACACAAAATACATTGGATGCGTTAATTGCGAACACCACACCACTTTTGGTGATATTGAAAAATAGTATAACACATTCGGTGGTTATATCTCCTCCATCAGAATCCTACAGTTCCAACATAAGTTTATCTGATGCACAGAGCTTAGACAACAATATGGCTGCGATTTTTAACACAATGTATGTGTCTAGAACCAGTGATACTGCATTTTTTATAAATTCTCAGGCAACTGTAAATGATTATAATATTGTTTCACAATTTAGCAACTTGGGAGGAACAGAAAGTCAGTTAATACAAGAACGTATAGGGTCACCTAAACTACTTTCAAGGTTAAATGCAAATACCTAAAATTCGAAATTTTGCGTTCCGGCCCAAGAATTTTCTCCGACAGCTTCAAAAGTCCAAAAAAGCGTTTTACTTTTGCGATAAATAAAGAATGGCAACCTTACAAAAAATATACTCGGATATAGATTTCATGTTCACCAAGAAACCGGTGACGGGGGATATTGCACTTAGTTATGATGTACAATCGGTTACACGTTCAGTTAGAAATTTGATATTGACCAAGCGTTTTGAAAGGCTTTGGAATCCAGACCTTGGTTCAAATGTAGACCACCTGTTGTTTGAATTGATTTCTCCTATAACTGCAAGTGCATTACAATTTGAAATATCCACTTTGATAAGAAATTATGAACAAAGGGTCATTTTAGATGAAGTAATAGTCACACCATTACCAGACACAAATTCTTACAGTGTTTATTTGAGTTATTATCTTCAAAATGCAACTATACCAACAACAATAACACTTCTTTTAGAGAGAAACAGATAAAATGGCTGGTGCTAATTCAAATATACAAGTAACCGATTTAGATTTTAATAATATTAAAAACAATCTAAAGACGTTTCTGCAATCACAAGATACTTTAAAAGATTATAATTATGATGGTGCAGCCTTAAATGTTTTGTTAGATGTTTTGGCATACAATACGCAATATAATTCGTTCTATCTTAATATGGTTGCCAATGAGATGTTTATGGATTCGGCTCTGTTAAGAAATTCTGTTGTTTCACATGCCAAATTATTAAACTATACACCAAAAAGTGCAAAAGCACCAGAAGCTAATATTAATCTTACAGTAAATCAAGTTATTGATTCTTCTTTGACATTGCCAAAATTCACAAGATTTATGTCAGAGGCAGTTGATGGTGTAAATTATGATTTTGTAACAACAGATTCGGTAACAGTAAATGTTGTAGACAATCAAGCAATTTATAACAATCTATCAATCAAACAAGGAACACCGTTAATCAATTCTTTTGTGGTTGATTCTTTGACAAATCCAACTTATCTATTTAAGATACCAAATACTGATGTTGATACAAGTACCATAACTGTATCAGTTCAAACTTCATCTTCAAATAATTTGACACAAACATATAATCTATCAACAAATCAGTTGGTAATTAATGAAAACTCAACTGTATATTTTCTACAAGAAGGTTTAGATGGTTATTATGAGGTTTATTTTGGTGATGGTGTTCTTGGTAAAAAATTAGTTGATGGTAATATAGTTCTTATATCATATTTAAAAACATCTGGATCATCGGCATATCTGGCAAACAATTTTGTTTTGATGGATTCTATTGGTGGTTATGGAAATACAAGCATACAATCAGTATCGGCAGCATCAAAAGGTTCGGCAAGAGAATCAATACCTTCAATCAAATTACAAGCACCTAAGAATTATGCTGCACAAGGCCGTGCCGTTACAAAAGAAGATTACATCACTGCAATACAACAAAACAATTTGGGTTATTCATTTGATGCCGTTAATGTTTGGGGTGGCCAAGAAAATAATCCACCAATTTATGGCCAAGTATTTGCATCAATTAAACCAGCGGGTGGTTATTCATTAACTCAAACACAGAAGCAAAAGATAATTGAAGAGGTTATTAAACCTATTTCTATGATGACAGTTGTTCCTACATTGGTTGATCCAGACTATACTTACATCCAGATTACTGCAAATGTTTATTATGATCCAAAGAAAACAACATTGACTGCTGCACAAATAAAAGAAAATGTAAGAACAGCAATTTTTAACCTGTCACAAACTTCTTTGAATACTTTTAATTCTACATTCGTTGCAACAGATTTTACGGATGCAATTAACTACAGTAATCCAGCAATTATAACAAACGAAATTACTTTACAGATACAGAAGAAGTTCTATCCAAATTTAACCACACCAACAACATATAATTTTTATTATGGAACACCGTTGAAAAAAGGTATGTTTCTAAGTGGTGTTAATAGTTCTCCTGCTGTACAATTCAGAGACAAATTAAACCTTACAAACATAATTGATGGAATTTATATTGAAGAAGTTCCATCATCAACAGGTGGTGTTGACTCAATCACAGTATTGAATCATGGTTATGGTTATCAGTATACACCAACAGTTACCATTAAAGGTGATGGCACAGGTGCAACTGCATCGGCTGTTTTAAATGCGGATGGTACTATTAAACGTATTGATGTTTTAACTGCCGGCAATAATTATACCAGTGCGATTGCAACTATTACAACAGCATCTGGTGATACAACTGGTAACCTTGGTGCTGCTGTTGTTAATTTAATCGGTCAATATGGCACACTAAGAACTTATTATAACAATACGGATAATGTAAAGACAATCTTTGATCCAGCTATAGGAACAGTTGATTATAATAATGGTATTGTAACCTTAAATTCTTTTGGTCCATTACAAGTTGATAATGCTTTAGGTCAATTAACCATTTCTGCCAATCCAACAACAAGTATCTTATCATCTTCATACAATAGAATTATTACTGTAGACCCTTATGATCCTGGTGCGATTGTTGTTAATGTAACTGCCAAAACAACATGATAGTAGAAGATAAAAGAATTTCAACACTGGTAGAATCGCAACTACCAGGATTTGTCCGTGACAATCCGGATTACCAAAACTTTTCTCTTTTCCTTAAAGCATATTATGAATGGATGGAACTGGCTAATGCAGCCAACTCATCAATCACTACAGCCAATACAACAGGTCAAGGTCTAACATACGCATCAAAGAATTTAACAAACTATTCGGATGTTGACTCAACGATTGATGGCTTTATTGATTATTACACCAATGATTTCTTACCATATTTTCCTAGTGAAATATTGGTTGATAAAAGAGAAGCAATAAAGTTTGCAAGACAACTATACCAATCAAAAGGCACACCAGCTTCTTATCAATTTCTTTTTAAGATACTGTACAATTCAGACTTTGAATACTTCAATACAAAAGATGCCATTCTGAAGGCATCTGATGGTAAATGGTATGTTGCAAAAAGTTTAAAATTATCTACAACAGACACCAACTTTTTAAAGATTGCAAACCTTAGATTGTTTGGTGAATCAACAAAATCTATTGCAACTGTTGAAACATCTGTACTTGCCGGTACAAAAACAGAAGTATTCATTTCAAATATTGAACGTTTGTTTCAATCAGGTGAATATGTACGTGTAGTTGACAGTTCAAATCAAACTGTATTGTTTGGTGGTCAACCATTACGTGCGAAGATTGTTGGTCAAATCAGTCAAGTCAAAGTTAGTCCAACCAATAGAGGTCTATTGTATCAACCAGGTGACCCTGTTATTATCTATGGTGGGTTGAATTCAAACACAGCTATCGGTGCATCAGCATTAATTTCAACCACCACAACGGGTTCTATTCAGAGATTGAATGTAGTTAATGGTGGTTATGGATATAGAGCCGATCCAAATACAATTATAACAATCACCAATGCACCTGGCGCTATTGCTAATGTGGCAACATTAAATTCAGTGGGTGTTGCTAATGTTGCAATGATTCCTATTGATAGTATTGCCTTAAAAAGATTTATAACTATTGGAAATACAAACTATTCTTTTGCAAATATTGCTGTTGCTAATGCCAACACTACATTGGCAAATGCATTTTCTTTTACATCATTCTCTACCTATCCAATTTCATCCGTATCTGTTAAAAATGGTGGTGGTGGTATATCTCAAACACCTTCAGTATCTGCGGCATCTGTATACCAAGGTGAAACCAGTGCAAACACAGTATTTTTAGCAGCACTTGGTATATTAGCACCAATTCAAATTGTCAGCGGCGGAAATGGTTATCAAGCAAATGATAAGATTGTTTTTTCTGGCGGACCTGGATCAGGTGCTACTGCTAATGTAACCTCCGTTAGTGGTACAGGTGCAATCACTGGTGTATCATATGTTTATAGTACATCAGGAATATATCCATTGGGTGGTATGGGTTATAAGTCATCTAGTTTACCCACACTTTCTGTAAATTCAGCCAATACACAAGCATCAGGCGCAAGCCTATATGTACCAGGTATATTAGGCGAAGGTGCCACATTCTCTATTGTTGTTGATAGAGCTGGTTCTGTTTCAACCATTAAGTTAACAAATGCTGGTGAAGATTACGTTTCAACACCTAATGTTTCATTAAAGGTACAAGACATTGCAGTATCAAATGTATCTATATTAACATTACCACAGAAAGGTGATTTTGTTTATCAAGGTGCCAACTCAAACGTAGCAACATACACCGCAACAGTAGATTCTATAACAAAATTATCAAATGATAATAATCCTAATTTAAGTATCTACAATCTAAGGGTATATAATTATAGTGGTTCACCAAGTGGTGGCACAACATTAAAAATTAATAACACTATTAGAATGAATATGGTAAACACAGCTTTACCACAATTTGTTTACTCATATAGTGGAACACTTGATAACAATGGAAACCCATATACAAGAACATACAATAGTAGTGGTGTAATTACATATGGTGACGGTAATGCACAAGGTACTGCATCGTTTTTAGATGGTTTGGTGATTAGCCAAGGACAATATTTGAATTCACAAGGACAACCAAGTTCTTATGACATTTTACAAAGTAGTAATTACAATAACTTTACATATCAGATAACTGCAAATAAAGAAATTGCAAAGTATAGAGATGTATTGTATAACTTATTACATCCATCAGGTACAAAAGTAATTGGTCGTTACACATTAAAATCAAGTAATAACTACATTACAACTGGTTCATCAGCCCTAAAAACTGGTTTTACATTGGCGCATTATACTGGTTATCCAGGTTCATTTGGTTTAATGTCAAGTGATTTTACTAATAAGAGTACATCTGTTGTTCAGTTCTATAGTTTACTTGGTGCAAACATAGAAAATTTCATAACAACTAGCAGTTCTGTTACTTTGATTGACAAGAATGGTTATCAGGTAATGTCAGATGTTATTGATGTATCTGGTTCATCCATTGAAGATTTTATGGGTGAAGATGGTTCAGAAGATATAATGCTTGAAAGTAGTACCGAAGACTTGCAAGCACAAGGCGCAGATACAATTACTTTAGATGATACTTATTGGTTAACATATCCAAATGTTGCTATCGTGACGGCCAATTCTGGTTCTAACGTCATAAATATAACATCATTGACTGGTAAGTATGACATTATAAACAATGGTGTTTATAGTAACACCGCATATCCATTAAAAGACATTGTATTTGCTGGCGACTATGTTTTAATTGATAATAATGGAAGTAACTTAGTCACATCAGTTGATTATGTTAATGGTAAAATAGTTGTAGCAAGTAATTTTACAGCAAATGCAAATTCTTATTTGACGGTCAACAGAACATTCGTTGCAACAGACGTAAAGATTTATGGTCCTACTGGAATACAATACATTCCTGAGTTGATAACAGAATCTGGAGATACATTAGTAACAGAAGCCGGAAACATAATCCTTGTGGGGTAAAAAAATAAATGAGCTCAGTAAAAATATCACAATTAAATTTAATTACGCAACTTAATGCAAACACACAGAACACGTTGTTTGTTGCAGTTGATGTACCGTCAGGTGTAACCGGTAAGTTTACTGGTCATACATTGGCACAAGGATTATATTCAAATGAAGTGTTGAATGTAGGAAACAATTCAGTTATTTTCCCAAACACCATCGCACAGTTTGCTGGTAATTCTACATCATATTTGCAGATTAATATGCAGAACTTTACATCAAATGGTTCTGCCGACATGATTATTACCGCAGATACTGGTACAGATTCTAC